GTTTCCCAGTCACGATCGTTAGTCCGAGAATGTAGTTTCGTTGCCATTTAGTGAGTTCCAACCCACTAAGGACTGTTGAGGTAGCCATCTCAATGCCTCATGAGATCAGCTCTTACCTTCCTGGACTGAAAACATCTTCAGCAAGAGCCTGCTGCGATATCATTCCGCCTTGCTGGCCGGTTGCTGGCGCGTCGGTCAGGCTGACTGGAATGGGTTGCGGTTGGGGCTGAGCCCCGTTTGGCTGCTCTGCAACAGGTTGTTTGCCGGCCTTCAGCTCTTCCAGAATCTGCTTACGCAACTCGTCTTCTCTCTGCTTCAGGAAGCTGTCGAGATCGCCGCCTGTCGTTTCGAGGATCTGAGTGCGCTTGTGCCAGGTCATCAACGATTCAAAAGGATCGGCTTCGGTTTGGAAGCGTTGGGCAACGCCCGCCGCACCTGCAGCCTCAAGAGCCTTTTGAACCACGTCTTGCCCATACTTCGCGTTTGCACGGTGGTGTGAGGCGTTGACGTGTCTGTTGATGTTTGCCTGTTCGATTTCCGCGAGGCGGGCATCAAATGTCTTCTGCATCTGTTCCTGTTGGAATTTTGCCCATCCATCAGGATCTTCGTAGAAGTCAGGCATTTCTGGCTGCGGCTCTGGTTGAGCCTGGGGTTGGGGCTGAGCAGCCTGTTGCTGCATGAGGGTCTGAAGCTGTTGTTCGTACACTTTGGCACGAGCTTCTGCCTCTGCACGCAACCGAGCCTCTTCCTGACGCTTACCGCGCTCGGATTGAAGCTCTTTCAAGGGTACATGTCGGCCCTGGGGCTCTGGACTGGTCTCTTGAGGCTGTTCGGCGGTTTCTTGTGCTTCTGGCTCTGAAGGTTCCGGCTGTTCTTCCTGAGGTTCGGGTGAACTTTGCTCACCTTCGCCTTCCTGGATTTTGTCCACGGCTTCAGTCAATTCCTTGACCGGAGCATTGGACATATCGACTTGAACAACCTCTTCAGTGGATGCAGCGGAATCAGCATCCCTATCGCGGTCAGTTGCAAAGATATCGTCGAGCATCTCTTGAGGTTCAGTTGACATGCATTCCTCCGCATTGTCGTAGCTGGTCACGAGGCACCATGATAACGGCATGGTGAACCGAGTGTGGCACTAGTGCCCGCCGCTAGGGGCGGCGAGTCCTACGCACTTAGGTAACTATAGAAACGTTCAAGGTGTTGCCGAGCTTGGTATCGACGTCACCTAATTTGGTTTCGATATCAACGAGGTTGCCGTTGATCGTCACAAGGTTGGTGTTTACCGTGTTGATCAGTGTCACCATGCCCTTGATGAGAGCTACAAGCGTTGCCGTTTGAGCAGGATCGGTCTCGGCACTGTCGTCAGTCTCGCCGACGCCCTGGATAACAATCCGGCCTTCGTTATCAACGCAAACCCGGCGATAGGTGCTGGTATCGCGATCGTAGCCCCAGAGCTTTGAGACATGCGTGCGGCCTGACGATATGTCTGGCGTGCCTTCGTATTGCTCAGTCATCAGATTCCCCCGATTTGATCTAATGGAAGCGGCAGTGCTTGTTCAGGCGGTATGATCTCCGGCGTGATTGGTAGTGGAAGTTCACCTTGCGCTTGCAACGCGTTGCCCTGTGCTGGTACACCCGACGGCGGGCCGGGTGCCCTTGGCGATGACACCTGCTGGAAAGAGGGCTCTACGGAGTCTGGTGGTGTCATCGCCTCTACCAGCTTCGTGACACTATCGACCTTCGTTTCAACCACTTCGGCTTGTGTTTTCTCGACGTTGGCTTCTTTCTCAGCCATCTCGAGCATGGCAAACCGCTGTTCAAGCTGCTGCACTTGCGGATCCGGCTGTTGAACGCGGTCCAGCATCTTGATGAGCTTTTCCTTGTTCGCGACGTTCGAGAGCTCGATCACAACGCGGCCCATCGGACCAAGCGCTGCCTCACCCATCTGAGAGAGAGTCTGCAGCAATTCCTCGTTCATCGTGATCGTATCGGGGCCCTCGTCCAGGATGATATCGACGTCAACCTGGTCGTATTGGTTTTCGACGCTGAACTGACCTGTCACCGGATCCATGCTGTACTGATTGAGACCGATGAACTGTGGCTGACCTTCGTCGTCAGTGATTCGGATTTCGCGTTCGTTGGTCCAGGCCTGCTTGGATCTGCCGAGCATTTTTCTGTAACAGCGGATCTTCCAGTCTCGGATCTGCTGGAATACAGGGCTGAGCTCAGTCATGCCGCTGTCGCGCTGTGCGAGAATGGCACGGCCTGATTGATCAGCTACGCCGCCACCTTTGCCGATCAATCCTGGATTGGGCCCAAGATTCTCCAATGCTGCCTGAGACTGCTCGAGCAACAGGGCTTGGCCTTGGGCGATGTCTCCATTGTCGATGATGTCTATATCAACGCCCCATTCGCTGTCGTGCTCTACCACGCCGTCAGGGCGGGCAAGCTGCATGCGAATGTGATCAATGTTCTCTTCAGAATCCTTGCGGACACGAACCTGGCGCGTGTTGATCGAGTGCAGGAACTTTGAGCGCCTGTGGTTAATTTCGTCCTGCATGGACATCATGTTGCGGATCGGGCCGTATCTGTCGCCTTTCTCATCCACATAGGCTGACCACATGCAAAACGGTACGTCTGGCAGGCCGTCCTCATCCTTGAACGGCGAAGTCCCTGAATCCAGATCGATATGCCCAGTGAAGAAGCAGTAGGTCCACACATCCTTGTTGTATGGCGGAACCACCTTCTTTTCCCAGAACTCGACGATGCGAACACGTGAGTGCTCGAAATCACCCCACTGTTCGTCCCTGTCTTCTTCAGCTACGAAACCCGATCCTTCACCGATGCTGTCAGCGTTAACCACTTCAGCCAGTTCAACCGCATGCTTCGGGAACTTCTGTTGCGCTTCTGCAACATCCATCCATAGATGCACGCCCATGAACCGAGCATCCGAGAAATCCTTCTGCACTGAACGTGGATCATAGAAGAATCTGTCTTCTTCGACCGGCTTGACCTTGGGATCTAGGCCTTGCGGACCCTCTTCAAGACCGATGTAGACACCACCAATGCCTGAGACCATGCCTTTGAGCGTTGCCGCCTCGGTCATGATCTCCCAGCGGTTGTTGTCGCAGATGTATCTGAGACCAGAGGTTGCAAGATCTGCTGACTGTGTGGCTTTGGAAGTCCGCGGGAAGGCCTTGGGATCACGGCGCATTCTTTGTTCCACGCCAACGAGGAAATCAACCTTCCGACCAATTCGGTTATCGACGATCGCCGGCTGGCCACGAGCTTCGAGTTTCTTCTTCTCAGCATCTGTCCACTGTTTGGCGTGGTAGTAGCGCCTATGGATCTGCTGTTCGGTGAGCTCCCGCTCTTTGTTCTGTTCGAACGCGCGGAATTTGCGGCGTTTGTCCATAATCTTCGACTGATAGGTCGCGTCAGTCTTGGATCGGAATTCTTTCTGTGCGCTCATTCAGATCACGTGGCTGTTCTGTAGTTGTCTGCGTCAGAGATCATGGAACGCCTACGGTAGTCGTCTCTAGGTCTGCGGCCATCGGGTTTGCGAGGCGCGCGGCCTTTGAGCATTTCGTCAAGCATGCGGCCGATAAGGCCAAACGTGTCCACCTGGTCGTCGTGTTTGCCGGCTGGGAAGGTCAGAAGCTCAGATTGAAACGGCTCCATCCATTCAGCGTTGTAAGGCAGGTAGACCTTACCCATCGACGTGCGGGCCTGGATTGATCGGGATCTTGTGGGCTTATCGGCGACTGAAACCACCTGTTCGCGCCGGCAATAGATCCGCTCTTCTCTCATCCTCTTTTCGAGGAACGGGCCAATGGATTTGATAATTTGCCCTTGTTCCTCACACCACAGTAGCGGGCGATAGGTCTTAACAAGATCAAGAAAGGCCTGGACCCATACATCGGATGTGGTTTGACCTCGCCAAACGTCGAGGACATAGATGTTGTCGTCTGCATCCACGCCAACCACGATATGCACAGTCCAGTCGCCTGATCCGTCTGTAACAGCATAGTCACTGGCGCCGTATATTTTGAGGTGTTTGGGCTTTTCATTGTAGTAGCGGAACCATTCGCGCTTGAAGTAGTCGCCTTCCTCAGGCGCGGGGCGTTGCTGGTAGAGGGCTGCCCAATCTCGGGCTGGAAGGACACTTTTGATCCTGTTGAGATCGTCGATTGAGTACCAATCTGGCCACAGAGCCTTGCCATCGTTGGATATGGCTGGCAGCTCGAGGATTTCCCATTGGTCGCCGCCTTTGGCTTGTTCTTCAAGTAGCCGGCCTGTGAGATCGTCTTCGTGCCATCTGGTTTGAATGACGATGACGCGGCCACCAGGTGCCAAGCGTGTGTAAGCAGTGGATGTGTACCAATCCCAGACGTTTTCTCTTGTGGTCTCGCTGTCTGCTTCTTGGCGGTCTTTTAGCGGGTCGTCAATCAGGAGGATGTCTGCGCCGCGACCTGTGATTGCCGTTCCGACACCAGCTGCGACATAGGCACCACCGTCGCTAGTGTTCCATCGGTTAGCGGCACGACTATCCTCTGCGAGACGTGTCTCGAATAGAGCACTGTATTCCCGCGAGGCCACGATATTGCGAACATTCCTGCCAAAGTCGTTAGCCAAGTCACTGTTGTAGCTAGCTCCAATGATGTTCTTGGTTGGATTTCTGCCTAGGAACCAGGCTGGGAATCTGCGTGAGGCCAGTTCAGATTTGCCGTGCCTTGGCGGCATGTTGATCATGAGGCGATCGATTTCACCGCGTTCGACTGCCTCGAGCTTTTCGGCGATGAGCGTGTGGTGGGCTGCTGCTTCGTAGTGTGGCAGAGTGAACTCAGTGAAGGCTAGCAGACTCCCCATCGCCATTCGCCTCTTTAGCAGCTCTGCTGCGGCCTGCTGCGGCGATAATTGCAAGCTCATCATTGGTAAAGTCTACTGTTTCCCGCTTGATATTGATGTCTGCAATGATTGCTGATTTGCCATAGGCGCGATCAAGTACTTCTTTGCAGGCGGAAACCTGAGTTGCTTCCTGCTCTGCGTGTTTCATGAGGTAGACAAGGCGTTCGAGAGCTTCCATGCCGTGAAGTTGGGCAGCTTCTCGAATAGTCTTGGTGACTTTGTTTGGAGCGCCTTTCTTGCGTCCGCCTCGTCTTTCACCTGGTTTGCATCCTGCTGGCATAGTTGTATCTAGATTTCACTAAAGTTGTATTTTTGCACCATTTAAATGATCATATCGCGGTGGGCAGCGGCCCCGATATCACCCAGAGTTGGAGTTGAACCAAGCATACCGCCGCTCGCTCTAACCGTTGAGCTATCCAATGACGATACCGACTTTTACCCACCTGGATATGATCACTCAGGTTTGTAGTCTGTGAAAGGTTTGAGTTTGTCGTTCTCGCGGGCTTTGCGCACAGCTTCATTGATTTGAGGATCGTTGGTGAAGGCTGATCCTTCTAACAGTTGGCGGGCAAGATCTTTGTCTGCTTCTTTCATGAACTGGTCGTGGATGTCTGATCCATGAATCCTGTTCATGATCTCAGGGTGATTGAGAACGTAGGACTTTGCGTGTTCGTTCTCTGCTTCGATCTGAGTAAGCGAACCGTCTGGGTTTTGACGGAAAATCCTGTTCTCGTTTACGACCAGAGCTTCGTTACCAGTAGCAGTAGCTGATTCGTATTCGACGGTGATAGGTGCATCTTCAACGATTGCTGAGATGTTCCGGCGGCGTTCGAAGTGTTTGGCTTCTGGCCCACAGATGTCGTCGTATGCTCTTGCTTCTTTGCAAAGGGCTTCCTGGCCGGTGATAGGGTCAACGAAGAGTTGGCAGTGGTCTTCTTGTGTTTCAGGAGAGTTGAAGCAGTAACCACAGTCGTCGCAGACTTTGCCGAATGCGTCTTTAGCTGGAATTGGTTTCACGGTCTTTGTGTCCAGGCGAGTTTTCTGCGTGAATTTTGCGTGAACTGAGGCTTTTGTGAACGTCGCTCACGTGTTTTTTTGGTGTTGATGTAGTTCACGTTCTCATCGATCGGGTTTGATTCGCTCGTTCCTAGCATAGCACGCAAGTAGGCTGAAGATGTTTTAACCTTTTTTTTATGTTCAGTCACTACTTATGCTCGTGAAACTTGGAAATAACCGTTGGCATTTAGCTGAATTGTAAGATCTGCGCCGTCTGCTGCGGTTACATCTGCGGGTGTGTTATCTAGGAGACAGTATGCAATGGGTGCATCTGTGCCGGCGAGTGATCCGTTTCCATCTGCATCGTGAACGAGAACTGCATACCGGGCGGTAATGCTGCCACCTGAGGCGGTCCAGGTTGGATCATCACTGTCAAATGTCGTTGTATCGCTGGAACGTGTCCATGTTACGGTCACAGCGTCGCCGTGAGTGGCATATCCGTTGCCGTTGGCCACTTCGTTGGTCGAGATGCTTGACCAGGCTGTGTGAGCGTTTGACGGCGTGTAGGAACTCGTTACTAGGGCAACCCGAAAGCTGTCAGTGTCGAAATCGAGTGTTCCGTCTGCCATGATCTCGGTTACGTGATCATAGACGACCCAGGCATCGGCGGCCATGGCTTATTCTCCGTTAAACGATTTGGGAAGCGGCGATGAAAAGCTGGTCAATCTGTTCGTCGTTGAGATTGACGGCAGCTTTCATGTTTTCGATGAACTCACTATCACGGCGGATTTCGGTTGCGGTCTGCCATACAACTTGGGTTTCTTTGTCGGCTTGGGCGACAGCAGCGTCGATGTGATCGATGAGGTTAGCTCGGACCAGCTGACGCTTTGCTTGGGCCATACTGACGACTGGGGGAACGCCTGAGGATTGCGTGGTGACAAGGCCAACCATGGCTGCTTCTTCGCTGTCGAAGTAGTGCCATGCGCCGTCAATCGGGTATTTATAGCTCTTTTGTGCTGATGCCTCATACATGCCCGTGGGCGTGGCTAGGCGGTTAGGTGCGTGCAGAAGCTGGCCGTTGACGTCAATTCTGTAGAATCCTGCCGTGCTCATCCTATTACCGTCCATCCTTTGGCGGTCGCAATAGTCGGATCGTCACTTCCTGTTCCTGGATTGCTTGTCACGTTGATTGACGCGCTGCCTGTCAAACTTGGAAGTGCCGTATATATCGCATCTAATTCTGTCGCGCTTAGGTTGTTGAGATTTATGCTGATAGTACCAGTATATCCTGTACCAACCATTTGTGCAGGGTTGTTAATTTTTCTTAATCTTCTGCTACTTATAACAATAGAGCTTGAGTTGTTTTGTTGAAAAACAGTGCTGCTACCAAAAGTTACTTCCTCTAGAAATCCTCCTGTTGTTGTGGATGGAGTATCTATAGAGAAATTGCCTGTTCCGCCAAACTGGTTGTTTCCAAAATTAACATGCCTCAATTGGAAACAATTCCCGAAAGAAAGCTGACCTGTATCTAAGTCAGTGAGTCCATCTGGATATACGACTTCCCTCAGTGAAGGGCAATCATCAAACATATTACTTGCAGAAGTTCCAAAGTCCGCACCAGATAGATCCACAACCATAAGGTTGATGCATTGGTGCAACATATTAGATTGGCCAGATCCTGTCATTACTCCAGTATTGTGAAATACAATACGCTGCAACAGCTGGCAACAAGAATCATTGGTATTGTATGTTCTGAAATTTGTGATTGATGATCCGTTTACGGCAATATCAATCAACGGATTAATGGTAAAGTATGTTGCTGACGTCGTTTCATTGTCTGTGATCGTCACATCGCCGAAATCAACTTCAGTGAGGTTACCCGTGTCTGGCGTGACTTGGATTAGCGCGCATTTATAGCCGTAATCCGTGCTGGTTAGATCAACGTCAGCATACGTATATTGATGGGTTGTTTCACTGTTGCTTGATATAGCTGATGTCGATGTGCCATCACCCCAGTCTACAGACCACGTGCCTGTGCTGGTTGTGCACCGGACACCAACGGTTTGAGGCCCTTCTCCATCTGGGAATATAGCCGCTACTGCATCGATTTGGTTAGCTGCGGTTGTGGGCAACGCTGGCCATTGACCAGGCCTTACCCAATTATCATAGCCGTCTGGGTGGCTAACGCCAGCTGTCCATGGATCACCATTCACAAACGTTTTGAGCGTATCCAGGCCGAGCTTTCGGCTGTTGCTGGATTGCTCGATAACCAGATCGTTGGCATCGACCAGCGTGCCGGCGTCTGTGAGCTCTGAGATTTTCTGGTCAGCCATCTTAGCTTCTCAGGTAAGTTCTGAGGACCGAGAGGTCCACTTTGAAGGTTGTCGTGCTCTGGACCACAGCAACGTGTTCCGTGCCGTCCAGCGTGCTTGCAGCGGTAAGGGCTGCGAATTCCCCACTATCGAGCTCGATAGTGCTGCTGTCTTCGAGTAGGAGCGCGTCTCCGTCCTCTTTTAGCAGCTTGTCGGCGCCGCCTGTGGCGACTGTCGGAGCCTGACCAGTGATCGTTACGCTTTCTGCTGCCGGCGATACGATCTGATCTATTGCGATGCTTGGCGCTTGACCAGTGACATTGATGGCGCCTGCACCAGGCTGAACTACCACATCGTTGGTGACGTCGATAACAGGAACTTGGCCTGTAACCGTAATGCTTTCCGAGGCCGGCTGAACCACGGTATCGATGATGATGGCCGGGGTTTGACCTGTGATGGTGACCGACTCGGCCCCAGGCTGCACAATCTGGTCGATGGCGATCGTTGGCGCCTGACCAGTTGCGGTGATTGAGCCTGCGCCCGGCTGAACAACAACATTGCCGGCACCAACATCGACGACGGGCACTTGCCCTGTAAGTGTGATTGCCCCCGCTGCAGGTTGGACGATCTGATCTATGGCCACGGCCGGCGCTTGGCCGGTTACCGTGATGGACTCGCTTGCAGGCGTCAGGATTTGATCGACTGCGATGGTGGGGGCTTGCCCCGCAACTGTGATACTGCCAGCGATCGTGACTGGGAAAC